TTTGGCTCTGGAGAACTTATTCCATAACTTTTTAAAACTGTTCTGCATAAAGACAAACAATCGCCAGCTCCATGCTTTACAGGATCAGCTCCTAAACGGTAAGGAAGACCAATTAATTGATGTGGCTTCACCTGTTTTGTAAAGATCCTGTTACAGGTAAATGTCCAACAATTTCTTGAGTTAAAACACGGTCAGGAGCATTAGCACCAACAGCATCGATAGCAGAAGAAAGAATAACTTCTATTGCTTCTGGATCGTATGACATAGAAGAAACAAGCCATTGTTCTTCCGTTAATTTTGCTTGCTGTTCGAAAGCCTTCGTCATTAAATAAGTTTGAACTTTAACGTGATATTTTTCCTGAACTGCTTCAACTGCAAATTTCATGCTTATCTCGCTATTAGCAAGAATTAAAGAAGAGGTCATATTGTCACCCGTTCTGTTTCTTGCGGCTCCTTGATAAATAAATGAAAGATAATTGTATTTGATAGAACTATCATTTTTGTCATTTATTTGTCCATGTTTACCATTTTGGAATTTGTTATAAGGACTAAAAGCTGTTCCTGTTTTATTTGGGTCAGTACCATCAAATTTAGTAACAGTAATAAAATTAGTTAATGCTACATAACCAGAACTTGTTGTCATAAGCCTAAATTGCTTCTCCTACTACGTGAGTTTTGAAGACTAGATAATGTTCTAGCTTCTCCAGCTTTTGCACCTCTTGATGCTGCTGAATTAATAATTTGACCAATTGCAGATTTAGGAACAAATTCTTCAGAATTAAAGTTAAGAACAGGGCCAGAATAGTTAACAGTTGTTGTTGAAGTTCCAGCAGCTCCTCCAGAAGAACCATAAGCAGAACCGGGAATCACAGATTCACCTCTCGCTCCTTCTGAATACCGTTGCATTGACTGAGCCATCTTAGAGGCTGGAATTATATATTCATCCTCTCCTGCCTCTCCCACGAGTCCCATCGTGGGCTTAGTAACTAAACCTCCTTGATTAAATGGTTTAATTCCATTAGCAACATAAGCACCTTCAGCAGCCTTTAATCCAAACGCTCCAAAAATCGCTTTCTTCAAAAACATGCTTGCAATCTGTTTAGCGACTCCAGCAAGAGACTCGCCAAGAGATTTAGTTCCATCTATTAACCCCATAATTGCCCCATGCAATCCTTCTGCAAGTGTTGTCTTGACCTGCTCTAATGTTTTTTTCCAATCTTCTAAACCTTTCTTTCCTTTTTCTAAATTTTCAGGAAGTTTGTCTGTAATTTTATCCAAACTATTTTCTGATGTTACAGGGTTTGCTAAATATTCAGAAATAGCTTGAGCAGCATCAACATTTGCATCAGACAATGCTTCTTTTAAAGCATCAGTATCAATAACAGTATTTACAGCAGCATCAAAACCACCTGTAACTGTGTCTTGTACATTGCCAGCTACTTCTACAACTTTTCCTGCTACTGCCTTTGCTTTACCCATCATCCATTCAAGAGCTTTCTTCATCCAATCAGGCAATCCTTCATAAAAACGAGTTATTCTTTGTTTTATATCATTAAAGACATTTCCAAAAAATCCACTGATTGCACTTGTAACACCTTTATAGACATTTACTATTTTTGTTGCTACTCCTGTTGCTACTTCTGCAAGACCTGTCCAGAATTTTATTTGATTTTCAATTAAAGGAGCAAAGATTTTAGGTAAAGCTCCTAAATGTTTTCCAATAATAAGGAAGAACTTTTCAAATAAAACAAAGCCTTTTGATACTGCTTGCTGCAATCCATTAAATGCTTCAGAAATAGCTTTTATTCTTTCTGGCCCTAAAGATTCCTGTAGACCCTCTCCTAATCCTTGTATTAATTTGGCAGCAGCAGACAAAGGAAAAACTAAAGTCTTAAAAGCATTTCCAAGTACCAATACAAATTTCTCGCTACCCACTAATTTTGCTAAGCCTTCAATTAACGGTGCAAAAGTAGGAGCTAAATCCTTTCCTAAAGCTTCTTGAAAATCAGCAAAGTTTTCACCTAATAAATCTAAAGCACCAGCAAATCCACTTCCTGCTGCTTGTGCCGCTCCTGCATACTGGCTTTCAATAATTTCTAATATCTTGGCTTGTGCTCCCATCGCATCGCCAGATTCTTTTAATCCAATAATTAAATCTTTTTGTGCGTCAGTAAAGATAATCCCTGAACGTGACAAGTTAGCTAAGTTCTTTTCTGGTAAATCAATTGCTTTTGCTAATTGCATGAAAGCCTGATTTACATCTGTCCCTGAAACTTCTGCAACGTCAGCAGCCGCTTGAGCTATACGGTCATAAGAACTAACGGCAATACTTCTAAAACTGGTTAATAATTTGAAACCTTCATTAAATTGATCCTGACTAAATAATGTTGTATCTCCTAACCTGTCAGCACTTTTTTGTAAAACTTTTGCTGCTGACTCACTATCAGTAACTAATCCTTTTAAACCATTCCTCAATACTTTTATATCTTTTTCTCTATCAGCCATCCTTTTGAAACTGCCTGTCACAGTTCCAATTGCAGCCGTAACAGCAACTATAGGAGCCATTACTTTAGCTAAACTTGCACCTAAACCCAATACACCTTTCTTAGCTATACCAGCACTAGCAGCAGTTCCTTTTAAACCAGCATTAAGTTTTAAAGTTTCAGCCCTTAGAGCCTTGGCATTTGATTGTGCTTTACTCGTGAGTAAGGCAACTTCGACATTTGCTACTGCTGGCATTTAATCGACCTTTTTTAATAGTTTAACGATAGCGTGAACGACGCATAGATTCTTCTTGCTCATCATTCAACAATTCAAAATAAACAGACCAAAGTAAAAGCTCTGATTCATTCATTTTCTCGTTTAGTTCCCTTAGTGTATAACCTAATTCTTTTGCTACTCCTAATTGAAGTCTCAACCAATTGTCTTTCTTTAGTTGAGCCTTAACTATTTTGGGTCAACAACTTGCCTCTCTTCTGTGGCGTTAGGTGTCTCTTGGATCACAGAAAGCATTAAAGCTTGCAAATCTGCATGCCTTAATTCATTTTTCATTTCAGCAATTTGTCCATTCTGAAATAATTTTGTTCCGTTTTGATCTGTTGCTTTTTGAACAAACAAAGTTAATGCAAAAGCATCTAAGTCTCCGTCATTTCCCATATCTTTATTAATCTGCTTTGCTCTTTCATTCTCAGCCATTGTTAAAGGAGTTGACCAAAATTCAAAGACACCTCCTGTTTGCAATTCAACAGTTTTTTTTGTAGGTGTTAAATTAGCAGCTTTTTTTAATTGTTCTAAAGCCGATAACTTAGTTTTGGCAGCAGCCATAAAGGGTAATTCTGTTTGCTTTATAACTGTACGCATAAAAAAACCCCTAAGCAACTAAGCAAAGGGGTGTAAACCGACTATGAAGATGAACTTAAGTCGAATGTTGGTGAGCCTGTTGGCCTAAATGCAATCTCAACCATTTGAGCGTCATCTGGGTTAATGTTCCAACTTGCAGAAAGTAAAGCAGCATCCATTGAAATACTTCTGCTTAATGCTTCAGTTGATTGCTTATCTGTGTAAAGCCTAAATGCAGCTCCAACTTGCTGACGTTGTAAAACATCTTCTACAAGCCTGTTAGATAAAGCAGCATCTTCGTCTGTAACATAAACACTTGCACTTCCTGAGCCATCAGCGAAGCCAGGAATATAAGCCTTAAATGGTGCTGTTTGTCCTACTGTTTGACCAATAGTAGTTACATCAATTTCAGCTCTTGTCACTTCAAAGGACCAAGATTGAACTTGTCCAATAGCAGCATAGTCACTGTAATAGACCTCAAATTCATTAGGTGCTGCTGCTGTTCCTACATCAGTAAGGTTTACAGCAGAGCCACCGTTAGTTGCTGAAACAGTCATTGCTCCAGAACTGTTTGTATAAGTCTTAACGTAATAAGTTGTTCCAGCAGTTAACCCAGCAGGTAATGTCCCTGTTCCAGCTCCACCTGTAGAAGAATCAACAACTTTAAATTTAACGGGATCACCTACTTTTAGGTTTAAGTAAGCCTGAACAACCATAGTTTCAGTGCCTATGGTTACGTCTGAAGGAGCGAATGTCCCTGTTGTACCAGCAGGTTTGTAGTACAAGGCTCCAGACGTACCTGATAAAACAGTGACAGCCATTGGATTAGATCAATCTAAGTATGCGTCAAATGTAGCCGAGAATTGCGTTTGAAAGAACGCTTCTTGCTCTGCTGGTCTTATTGTAGCTAATCCAGAACAAGGATCAAAAATAATACTACTGAATTTAGCTCTATCAAACTTATCTTTTACACGTTCTGCAATTGTGTAATTAGCTCCAGCACCCACTCCAGCAGGTGTAAAGACATCAATAGTTAAAGTTCCTGTTTGTCTATTAAATGACTTACCAGTAGCAGGTGCTTCTAAAGTTGCGTAATT